GCTCGACCTGCCTGGGGTTCGCGAACGCAGCGATGAGACAACACGGTTGGTCGAGGCCGTGGCTGCGCGCTATCTGCGGGAGATGACGAGCGTCCCGACACATGTGCGGGCGCAGGCACTGGCCCTCGTGGCTAAGGCCTATTATCTCAAACGTACAATGTACGCTCCCGCCGTGCTACTCGCGGAGTCGGAGCTCATGGGAGTGACCGACCTCCTGGCGCGCCTTCACAGCGTTCAGGAGTCTGGACAGAGGCCCAGCCTGGGTGGCTCTTCCAGATGAAGGTATGCCGTATGGAGCGCTGCGACCGACACCTGTTTACCGCGGCAGGAGAAGTTGGTGCAGATGCGGGTACGCTCCATCGGTGCAAAACCGCGGGAAAGGGGGGTTTGGAGACTTCCAATTGGCAGCGGCGAGCCAGTTTACGCGTTCAATGACACCCTCGACAATCTTATCCACGGGGTTCGAGAGCGCGTTTTCCTCGTTGCCAGTAAGGAGGGCCCCGTGCCCCCTCCCCGGCCAACGCACAAAATCGCTGATATCCTCGACGACTTCAAGGGCAAACTCTTACGATCGGCGCAACACCTGGATCCGTACACACACGAGGAATTCGTGGCGGGGTACACAGGGGGTAAACGTTTGGTCTACGAGCGCGCACTTGCTTCGTTGAAGGGGAGACCCATCGACAAGCGCGACGGCCGGTGCAAGCGGTTTGTGAAGTTCGAGAAGCGCCTTAAGTACTCGGCAGCGCCACGTATTATATCCGCGCGCAGTCCGAGATACAACATTGCCCTCGGAGTCTTCATCAAGAGAGCTGAGCCAGTCATTTACGAGGCTATAAACCACGTATTTGGCTACCCAGTGGTGATTAAGGGGGTGGACAGTTCGGCCGCCGGTAAAATGGTGGCAGACAGCTGGTTTTCCATTGGCGACGACGCAATGGCTTTTGGGCTAGACGCGCACCGCTATGACCAGCACATCAACCTCCAGGCTCTCCGCTGGGAACACTCGGTTTACCAGGCCATTTTTAAGGCCTATCCCGAGTTAGCCCGCTTGCTGAAGATGCAGGAACACAACGTAGGCGTAGGCGTGGCGCGTGACGGTATAGTCGCGTACAACGTCGAGGCCACCCGTTCTTCCGGGGACATGAACACGAGCTTGGGCAACACCTTGCTCATGTGCGCTTTGCTCCACGCGTTTATAGCTGACAACAAGATCCGGGCCAGGGTCGTCAATAACGGCGACGATTCGGTCATAATGTGTCGGCGCAAGGACTATGATGCTTTTGAGGCCTTACCAGCTTACTTCACACGCTACGGCTTCACCATGGTCCTTGAAAAACCCGTGCGAGTACTGGAGAGAGTGGAGTTTTGTCAGGCACGTCCGCTTTGGGCAGACGGGGGGTGGAGGCTGGTGCGTACTCACAACGCGGTTTTCTCTAAGGACAGCACCTCAACTAAGGACCTGCGTGATCCTTGCGTTTATGACGCCTGGCGTTACGCGGTCGGAAAAGCGGGGGTTGCTGTAGCCTGCGGGGTGCCGTGCCAACAAGAGTTTTACCTCGCAATGCAACGCGGGGCGCGCCCGGGCAAGTGTGAGTTGGACAGGCATTCTGGGCTGGGTTGGTTGTCCGGGGCTTTGCCGAGCGACCCGAAACCTGTCACATGGCAGGCTAGGATTTCGTACACGCTGGCTTTCGGCATCACCCCTGACCAGCAGATGGCCATGGAGGCCAGCCTTTCGACAATAACACCTAAGCACCCCCTCGACAGTCCCCAGCGTGTCAAGCCAACACGCTTCGCAATCCCAGCTCACGTCACACTACCTACAAACCACCTCTACTTCCCGCAAACTACCTGATGGTGAAGAAGTCCAAAGCCAGGCAGCAGCGCAAGAAGGGCTCCAAGCCCAAGCGCCGCATGCGCGAAAGGTCCCATGGGGCTATGCTGGACGCAGCTGCTCGCGCCCATTGCCGACTGCTTCGAGACCCCTGCGGAGCACCCCTCTGTCCAAGCGTCTGTGGCGGCTCTACAGGCTATGTACAGCGCTTTACTGGCATCGCAGATGTCTTCACAGCAGCTGGCGAGACGGCCGGCGTCGTCGCCTGGCAGCCGGCGAGTAACAGCATCTGGGCAGCAGGAGGCGCCACCGGCGCCAGCGCCCTCACAGTTGCCTGGAACTCTGCCATTGGGCCTGGAAACGCTTTCCTTGCCGCAAATGCGCGCGCTGCTCGCGTTGTTGCAGCCTGCATCACCGTGTACTCAAATGCCTCTGAGTCCGCTCGTTCGGGCTTCATTGGTATAGCGAACACGCCCGCTTCGGCGATTTCGCAGGGCGACGTTGCCACTGCCCTCCGTTTTCAGTCCATCTGTCCTCAGACGGTTCGCACTCCTGCCGACAAGCTGGAGGTTAGGTGGGCCCCGTCGGGTGCTGATGAGGCGTATACGTTGGTCAATGGTAATTTCACCACCCCTAACACCGCCGATAGCAACGTGATCATGATTGCTGCCACCGGTCTCCCTGCCGCCTCCGGCTTGCGCATCAAGTATACGTTCGTCGTTGAGTGGCAGACCAAGGAGAATGTCGGCATTGTCTCTAACGGAGCAGCAGCCGACAACAGCATGAACACGATCGATCAGGTTCGCACTGCGCTCGTGCAACAGGACCCCAACTGGTGGTACGATACTGGCGCCACCGCTCTCAAGGTGGTTGCCAATGTGGGCGCTGCTGTCAAGGGCGCTTATGACATGGGCAAGTGGATGTACGGAGCCGCAGAAGCTGGCCTCCCACTGCTCACGTTGTGATCGGACAGGGAAGATTAGCTGATTCAGCCATAATACAAACCGACGAGCACGCGTATGGCTGCGCGTGTTAGGCTTTGCGAGCCGTGTCGTCGGGTTAGCGCCAAAGCGGTGGGGCTGATAAGCTGGTTCGAACTGTGCCGTGGATTAGGGTAAACGGCTCAGGTGAGCCGGCCTCCAGTACACGGAGGTGGGTCCGGG